TGATGTCTTTTTTGAGATTCATGGTGATGAAGTATTTAATGATTATTCTTTATCTGTTTCTGATTGGTGAAAAAAAATAATTTTATGAAGCATGGAGATGGAGTATGATAATTTACAAGGATAAATGCACTGATATAACTCTTGACATAGTACAAGATAAATATGCTCAAGAAGTAATACAACAAAAGAATTGGGAAATAGAAAAGTTATCATCACAATTACAAAGAGAAAAAGAAGAGTGTAAGAGTAAAGTTACAATCCTGTTCTATACTCAAACAATTTCTCTTTTGATGGTAATTGTGTTAGTTGTGTTAGGAGTAATATAATAACATAGTGTGGAGTTGATTGAAAATGGTTAGTGTTTTTGAAAGTAGATTCAGAGAAATATTTTCCTCTTTTGGTATGGAGTTTATGCGCCCTGGTGGTGAGAGGAATATTATTAAATGGATATTTATGTCGCCAGTTGATATTTCTTATATTATTGGTGAAGATGAAATTAATTTAAGTAATGTGAGATGTGTTATGTGTCAGGAATCACGGATGGGTTTAGGTTGTTTAATTGATTTTATTATGGATGGGGTTAGTAAAGCACAGTTTGTTAAGAATATTGATGATGTTATAATTACTAATGTTGAAAGTTATTACTCAAATACCCTATAAGTAAAATATAACAGTTACATAATCAATAATTAGTATTATCCAATACAAAAAAATAAGATGGTAATCCCAATGGTAAACTTTGCATTAATGGAAGAAAAAGCAGAACATTTTGTTAAAGAACACATCCATGACTCAAAAGAAAGTGCAGAAAAACAAGGTTTTTGGATAGATTTCTTTGACATATTTGAAATAAAACTAAAAAACGTATCACAATTTGAATGGAACGTAAAAGACATAGATAACAAGGACGGATTCATAGACCTATTCTGGAAAGGAAATCTTGTAGTAGAACATAAATCTGAAGGAAAAAATTTAGATGATGCATTTGACCAAGCAATAGGATACACCGACTGTTTATCATCAAGTGAAAAACCAAAATACATCATAGTATCAGACTTTAAAAGAATACGTATTACAAATTTCATAACCAAAAAATCCAAAGAATTCCACCTTGAAGAACTTCCCCACCACATAGAAGATTTTGACTTCATATATAACTATGGTGAAATAACACATCATGATCAGAAAGCATTAACAATCAGTGCTTCAGAATTACTGGCAAACATACATGATGAATTAGTTAAAACAAACTATAATCAAAAAGACTTAGAACTATTTTTAATGAGAATACTATTCTGTTTATATGCAGAAGATACTGGAATTTTCAAAGAACAACAATTCACAAACTATATAGAAATAACATCAGATAACGATAATACCATAGAAAATTTAGGAACAAAAATTCAACTATTATTCAGAGTACTTGATCAAAAAGAATCTGAAAGACAAACCAATTACTCAATGGAATTAAAAGAATTTCCTTATGTGAATGGTAGTTTATTCAGTGAACCTATTATTCCACCAATATTTACAAAGAAGATGTACACTAACTTGATAGAAGCATGTGATATAGACTGGAGACATATTTCCCCTGCAATATTTGGTTCATTGTTTCAGTATGTTATGGCTGAAGATGTAAGAAGAGATTTTGGATCACATTACACCAGTGAAAACAATATCATTAAAGTAATCAATTCATTATTCATGAACAAGTTATGGGATGAATATCGTAGTGCAACAACAAACAAATCCAAACAGGACCAGATTTATCACCTTGAAAAGCTACAGAAAAAGTTAGGAAAACTCAAATTCTTTGACCCTGCATGTGGTTCAGGAAACTTTTTAATAGTAGCATACAAGGAATTAAGATTACTGGAATATCAAATACTTGAAAAAATACATGAACTGGAAAGTAATCTTAGTGACTGGAATGATAAACAAAGTTTGTTACCTGGAACAATCACTAATATTAAGATTGATAATTTTTATGGTATTGAAATAGATGAATTTTCATCCAAGATAGCACAGGTATCCATGTGGTTTATAGAACATCAAATGAATTTACTCTATGAAAAGTTAGATTTACATGCAGATAACCTTCCACTTAAACAGTATGTGAATATTAAACATGATAATTCTTTAAGAGTGGATTGGACTGAATTTGTTCCACCAACTGATAATGTTTACTTACTGGGTAATCCACCTTTTGGAGGTAAACAACATCAGAATGATGAACAAAAAGAAGACATGAGAATAGTGTTTAAAGGATTTAAAAATATAGGTAAGTTGGATTATGTTACTGCATGGTATAAGAAAGCATTAGATTATATGAGTGGTACTTCTATTGAAGCTGCTTTTGTATCCACAAACAGTATCTGTCAGGGGGAACAAGTTCCTACATTATGGAGTCAATTACATAAAGAGTATGGTGATTTCCATATTAATTTTGCACATCAAACTTTCAAATGGAACAATGAAGCAAAAAACAATGCATCAGTATTCTGTGTCATAATTGGATTCAGTTATAAAGAACGTGAAAACAAATCATTATACACATACATTACTCCAAAATCAAATCCAACAAAGAAGAAAGTTAAACAAATAAATAGTTATTTATTAGATTTAGAAGAGATTGTTCCATCAGATAAAAACAAAAAATTATTATGTGATGTTCCATCAATTGATACTGGAAGCATGCCTAATGATGGAAGAAATCTAATAATTAACACAGAAAAAGAAAAAAATTTACTTATAAAACAAGAACCACGTATAGAAAAATATATAAAACCATTAATTAGTGCTAAACAGTTCATTAATGGGGAAAACAGGTATTGTTTATGGTTAGTTGATGCAAAACCAGAAGACCTAAAAATACCAGTCATCAAAGAAAGAATAGAAAAAGTAAAGGAACATAGGTTGAAAAGTACACGTAAATCCACAAGAAAAAAAGCAGAATACCCTTCATTATTTGCTGAAATAAGACAACCAAACACAGAGTATATTGTTATACCTAGACATTCATCTGCAAGAAGAAGTTATATTCCAATGGGGTTTGCTACTCAGGAATATATTGCTAGTGACAGTACTATAACTGTATCTTCAAATTCAAAGTATATTTTTGGTATATTAAACTCACGTATTCATATGATTTGGATTAAATATATTGGGGGTAAAATAAAAGAGGATTATAGGTATTCAATTCCATTATATGCTAATTTCCCATTCCCAGATGTATCTGAAAAAGATAAAACAAGGATAGAAGACTGTGTTCAGGAAATATTAGACATACGTGAAAAACATAATTCAACATTGTTTGTATTGTATGATCCAATTACTATGCCACCTGACTTAAAAAAGGCACATCATAAATTGGATAAGGAAGTTGAAAAGTTATACTCCAAAGAAAAACATTATGTGAAAGGAGTGTTTGATTCAGAGATGGATACTTTGAAGTTTTTATTAGAGTTGTATCAAGATAAAAAAAATTAAATAGTTGTTAAGTGTATAAGTATTGTTTGTGTTAGATTATTTTATTATTCTTTTAGGAAAATAATATGGTCTATCATATATTTTATTATATTATCATATAATGTGTGTGGGGATGGAGATATTTCATTTTTATCATATGATGTCTTCATCCCCCCATTTTTTTATTGAAATCCTATTTTTTGTACTGGCATATATAGATGTCTTATACTATTTTTTGTATGTTTTCATTATTTTGTTTTTGTCAAACAGTATATTGAGGACTTTCATAATGAACTCCAATTCAGTCCATGAACATAATAGAGTAACAAAAGTATGTCCTGAATGCAGGGGTAACATATTCACCTACGATGATACTCATGCAGAATTATGCTGTGACCAATGTGGACTAGTACTTTTAGCTCCTAATGTTTATGGATTGGATTTCCCTGGGTTCTTGTTAATTCCTCGTAAAAAATATTACCGTTTAGGGATTAAATTCTCTGATAAATCAATATCTTTTTTGGTAAGTTATAATTTGAATAAATAAAGTTATTATATAATTTCTATTAAATGACTCCTGATATAGAGGGGATGGGATTCAGTAAGATGATGATTATTCTGTTACAATAAAAAGTTAAGATATGATACCATAAAATGTTGGCGTGGAAGTAAAAAAAAATATAGGGAATTGTAGTTCAATATACCACTAAAAAAAATATTCAAAATGTTAATATATGAACGCATGTAATAAACTTGTAGATATGGGAAAGTTTTCCTCCCAGAAAAATTGTTAAATTATTTCTATGAAGAAATCATTGTATAATATTGATTGTTTTTACATCTGATTTTTTTTAGTATGACATTTTTATTTCGTAAAAAATTATCAAATTTTAATTAATATATTCATTTAGAAGTTATTCATTTAGTGAAAAGAAATATATCATTTCCAAATAATTGTAGACGCTGTGATTATTGTGTACTATTAATTTATTTTACTATTAGATAATCAAGGGAAAAAGCTGGTACTCGTCGGATAGTATTAGTACATTGTTAAATATAATTGATCCTTAATGCGTTATATATTAAGTATTTTTTTTTGGATTCACCATAAAAAAATAATAATTACCTATAAAATTCATTTATTTTATTAATAAAAAATTTTTTCTTTCTTTATAATAACAAAAGGGATTCCACCCAAAAAAAGTATGTTGTAACAGAATAAATCCTTTCATTTATAAGTAAAAGGTTCTGAAAGGAAACTAATATAGTAATTGGTATGCTATGGATGTCGAAGTGAAGAGAGTATTATTGTTTTCTATATTAAAAAGAATTAGTGGGTTCGATTCCCACCAGAACCAATCTGAGTACTCAAAAACATTTTAAAAATTACTATGAATTTTTTTGATTATTGATTAATGCAAAGCAATGGGAATAAACTATCATGTGAGTATGAGTACTCCTCACAAATAGTATCCCATAATATAAAATATTATGAACATGTTGATGAAAGGGGTAGATTAACAGAAAAAATTATTATTTATTAAAAAATTATCAAATTTGTTTATGATTAATTTATTATAAAATCTTATAAAAATTCTATAATAATAAATATCTTTAGATTACCTGGTTCGATTCCAGGCATCAACAATTTTTACCCATAAAAAACAAAAACCTATTTTTTTCTCATAAAAATAAAACTGAAGAGTACACTTCCAAAATGTAATAATAAAATTTGGAGGTGAACAAAAGAATGCACACAGACAATCAAACACTAATAATATTATTTCTCGGAGTAGCATTACTCGTAAGTTTATACCTTGGAACAACACAATTCACAGAATTCATACTAGGCATCTTCGGAGGTATATTCATGCAAAAAACAATGACAGAAAAACAAGAAGAAACACTAACACAATACTACCAGGACAAGTATGAAAAACAAGAAAAAGAAGAAGATGAAGGAGTTGGAAGTGATGTGCAATGAAAAAGCACAAGAAACACATGAAGATTACCGATTCCTAGAATACAGAATAGATCAACTAGAAAAAAACATCACACAAAGCATACAAAAAAATGAAGAAGAACAAAAAAACAATTACACAGAAATAATGAAAATGCTACAAGTCATGCAAGAAGGAAACAATAAACAAAACGAACAACTAATCTCACTAAACCAACGAATAAACAGCATGGAAGAAAAACTCAAATGCATAGAAAAACTAAAAGAAGTAGCAACAAAAAACAGTACAAGACTAACAGAAGTAGAACGTAGAATAGACGTCTACAAACAACTATTATTCGTGATAGGTACTGGAGTAGCAGTAGCATTAATTGTTGAATTTGTAAAATTCATATAAAACAATCCCCACCATACAAAACAAACAAAAATGAGGTAAGATTAAAATGACAAAAACAATCGAAGAACTAAACCAAGACAAAACATTATTCCTACAAGCAATAGACATACTAGACACAATAACAGAAGAAGAAAACAACATAACAAGAACACAAGAAGACTTCCAATACTATGAAACATGGGCAACAAGCGACATCAAAAAAGAACTAACCAGCAAAATAGGAGAAATAGATGTACAAATAGAAAACATCAACAAAACCACACAAGAAGAAGAAACAAACAACACCGAAAACTAAAAAAAAAAAATACAAGAATGAAAGGGGAAAAAACAACCATGAAAATAACACTAAACGACAAACACATAACCTGTGCAAAAGACATAATAAACCTAAAAAACACACTAACAAAAACATTCCAAACAAACAACATAACCATAGAACACAACCACCAAAAAAAACAATACATCATAAAACTAGAAAACATAACAATACCCCCAAAAACAAACACATAAATATACTATTTTTATAAAAACAACTATTTAAAACAAACACAAACAAGACATAAACAGACAGAAAAAAGGGGGTTCGAAATGAATGACAAAGCAATATGGAATGAACCATACACAGCACCAGGAATAAAAGAACCTCCAGCATCATTTGAAACATTCACCAAACACTATGTAGACATATCACCAGAACCCACAATCAAACAACTAGCACAAATAACAGGAAAACCAGAAAACACAATCAACAGATGGAAATCCAGATACAAATACCGTGAACGGAGAACAGCAAAACAACAATACAAACAACACCAAAAAGACACAGCAGCAAAAAGAAGTCTAGACACAATCCTACCAATACTAACAAGATTAGATCAACTTGAAGCAGAGATACATGAAGAAGCAATACAAGACACACACCAAAGAATCAGAAAAATAAACAAACTAAAAACCGAAGATCCCAACAGAAAACAAATACTCTTTGAAGAACAAAACATACCAAAAACATTATCCAAATTCAAAGAAAGTCTACAAAGTACACAACAACTTGATGACTACATGAAACAAGCAGCACAAGATACAACAGTAATCAACGAACTACTTGAAAGAGTAGAAGACAGAAGAACCAGTAACAGTTTAAGCACTACACAAAAACTGGAAGAGGAATATGAAGATGAAGAGTATTAACGAAGCACGACAATACAAATATGCTGAATATCCCTCAGATACTCTTGTGGACTGGTTCAATCATATACATTATTATACATACAAACCACTTAAATGGCAAATACCATTATTTGAAGTACTGGATTATGCAGTACAAGGAAAATGTAGTAGAATAATGATAAGTGCTCCACCACAACACGGTAAAACAGAATTACTTGTAAACACATTCATCAGTTACTACATGGTAAACAATCCATACGATAAAGTAATAGTAACTGCTTACAGTGAATCAAGAGCAACCAAGTATGGAAGTAGAATAAGAGACATAATCAAAGAATTTGGAGAAGATACTCTAACAAAACCACAACTAAAACAGGATTATCAAAGAAAAACCAACTTCCTATTCGACCACCCATACGATGGTGAATTATTAGCTGCTGGAGCTCATGGTGCAATAATGGGTAACCCTGCAAACCTCATACTAATTGATGATCCAATCAAAGAAATAAAAGATGCCCGGAGTCCAACACTTCAGGAAGACCTTGAAGACTGGTATGATACAAGTATTGATACAAGATTAAGAAAACGATACAGAGTACATAAAAAAGCATTACCACCAATCATAATAGTTGTAGCTCAAAGATTAGATGTACGTGACCTTCAAGGAATACTACTTGAAAAAGAACCAAGCATAGATGGTAAAGAAGCAATGGAAATCCTAAGAAATGGAGGTAGCATAGACCCTAACACATGGGTATACATGAACTTCCCAGCACTAAGTGAAGGTAGTGATGTAGACATACTAGGCAGACCAAGAGATACCCCATTATGGAGTAAACACAAAAACTATGAAGACTTACTTGCAGACCGTAGAAGAAGAGGTACACAAAGATTCAATATGATAATGCAAGGACACCCTACAAGTGAAAATGATTATCAGTTCAAACATGAATGGTTCTACAATGACACAGACTACAATGATGAAAGTCTTAAATGCACAGTAAACTATGATGAAGTAAACAAGTTACTACCAATGGGACGTTTCTGGGATTTAGCTGCACATAACAATAACAAGAAGAAGAAACGTAAAAGTAAAACAGATTACTATGCTGGTACACTTGCAAGTATGGATTACATGAATGATTGTTTATACATTCACCATCTTGAAAGAAGTAGACGTGATGTAACAACAGTAAACAAAGTAATAAGAACAGTACTTGTTAATGATGGTACAGGCACGTTCACACATATAGAACAAGAACCTGGAAGTATGCCATTACTATTCATAGATACTCTTCAATCAGAATACCCCCATAACACGATCTCAAGTTACCATCCACAGGAAGATAAGATGTACAGGTCCTATGAATTAAAAAGATTAGCAGAAAATGGTTGTTTAAAGTTTGTAGTACATCCACATGGAAGTAAAGCATGGATACATACTGCTATTAAAGAATTAGAAAACTTTGATGGTGAAGACAGTAATGCAAACAAAGACAAACATGATGATATTGTTGACAGTTTCAGTAGTGCTGCAAACTATTTCAAACTTAACAGAATATTATACGTACCATACTAAAAAATATGGAGGAATGAAAAAGAATGAATGACATACCAGAACTGTTGGATGAAAAACCAACAATAGAATATCTTGACAATGCCGAACCAATACATCGTGAAGATATGAGTGCAGACAGTTTCATAGTAACAAGTGACAATGAAAGAAACCTATACGTACAAGATAATTCAGCATTCAAAAGCTTGTATGATGAAAGCATAACCTTTAATGAAAGTGCACAAGTACAAGAAAGAAAATATGGTACAAAGTTCAAAGTACCAGCATACCCTGACAGTTTTCTAACATTTCTGAGCAGAAACAATTGGGTGTTCCGGGCATGTGCAGAAAGAGTTGCTAACGATTGTATAAAGAACGGTTTTGACATTGTAAGCAGAACAGGTATTGAAGATGAAGAAGACATACAGGCAAAGAATGAACTGTTAGATTTCTTCAACAGAATGCCTGAACCAATCACTGACACAATCAATCAAGTAGTGTACACTTATGAGACAAGCGGTCATGCAGGAATAGAAATTATAAGGGAAGATGGACTTGACAGTCCTTTACAACATTTCCTACACTTTGACACAACAAATGTGAAGTTATGTACTGATGATAAAAGAATTGTACAAAACATAAACGGTGAAGACACATTCTTTACAATCTATGGTAAGAACTATGAGAATGGTGAGAAACAGTACTTAAACCGTTTTACTGGCGAATGGAGTAAAACACCATTACCAAAAGATGTTGAAGCACATGAAGTATTATGGTTCTACAGATATGACCTCGGATGTAATGAATATGGAATACCACTTATAGCTCCAGGTGTTGCTATCATAGAAATAGAGTTAGGCAGACAGAATTATATTATTGACTTCTTTGTAAACTTTGGTATGCCAGCATGGGTAGTGAGTATTACAGGACAATTCTATGATGAAGAAAACAACCGTTACCTTGCAGATGGAAGCTTGAATCCTAACTTTGATGTAACAAAAACATTAAGATACAAGATAGGTCAACAGATACAAGAAATTATAGATGGTGGGAGACATGGAGCTATAGTAATGAGTTTCCCTACCAGTATGGGGCAAGACCCAGTAAAAGTTACTATCACACCACTTGCTACAGATACCAAAGAAGCAAGCTTCAGAGGATTAAGAGAAGATGATGGAAAAGACATCTGTGGAATGATGGGTGTTGATCCAAACTTAATACTTGGTAGTGAAACTGGTGCAATGGGTAATAATGCGTTGGACAGTATTCTTTCACAGCATAATGATAATAAGATAAGGCCTACACAGAATAAAATTATTTCAAAGTTGAACAAGTTATTACTCTTTGAGAATGATACTAGTTTTGAGAATGATATAAGTAATGGTCGGTTTAAACTTTTGGACTTTATTGAGCAGAATATTACAGAGAGTGTGTTACGTGATGCTCAACTTGTCAAAGATGGTCTGATGACTGGAAGAGAATTTCAGAACAAGTATAGTAAAGCTTTAGGCATCAGTAGTGATAGTGATGAGGACTTACTTGACATGTACTGTATTAATGGTGTACCATTGCATGTAATAGCTGAGAAAGGAATTATCACGGACAATGATTTAAACAGATTAGAAAGACAGGTTGTGAAGGCTGGTGCTGATTTTGAAAGAAAACAGAAAAATATATTACAAGCTAAAAAGTATGCAAATAAAGGACCATTATCTGTTATCAAGGAAGCAATCAGAAGATGAAAAGATTGCAGAGATAAATCTGAAATATGCATTAACAGAATGGTTTGATAAGGTACTCAGTAGTATACTTGGAAAATTAAATGATGATTTTAATGAGTTAACTTATCTGTTTCAGGTAGAAGAAATTGTGAAGGATTATAAACAAGAATACATGAACATACTTAGTGAGAATATCCAAGATTATTATATTACTGTTAGTGAAACTGTTGAAGCACGTATTAATAATACTGTTGCACAGAAAATGCTTGACAGAACATTACTTTGTTATATTGCATGCAAAGATGATTATAATCTTGATGATTGGCTTGACTATAATTATCAAGCAGAACAAGCTATACGAGAACAAATCAAGAAAAAATTACGATTCAACAATAATGTAAAGAATAGTCTTGACAGATACCTGTACCAGAATTATGACCTCCACGGTTTTGGTCCATCTGAAATGACAGTTGCTGAATTACTGGCATATGAAATAGATGAATCTGTAGTAGAATACATGACTAATAATGTTTTCATAGCTAGTGAAAGTACACTTGAAAGAGTAACACAGGAAATTTATGGTATCATCAAGGAAGCTTATGCTGAACAAGGTGAAGGTATTAATAGTGTTACTGAAGTTATACAAGAACAGTTTACTGAGCTTTCAAGGTATGAGGCTGAACGTATTGCAAGAACTGAAACGTTGAAGGCTCAGAGTAGTGCTAATCATAACCGTTTGGTGAATAATCCTAGTGTGGATTATATTCAGTGGATTGCTACTGATGATGACCGTACAAGAGACAGTCATGTAGAATTGAACGGTGAAATAACATTTGCAGATGGAACTGGTATCTATAGTAATGGTTTAAGATTCCCTGGTGATACTAATGGTGACATTGAGGAATGGATTAACTGTCGTTGTGATGAAGTTGCCTTTGTTCCTGAGTTTGGTATGGTTCCTCCACCTGGTGCTACCAGTTGGTTTGAAGATGAAATGATTGTTGATAACAGTATTAGTATTCCTGATGTGAATATTGAGTTGGATGAGTATCTTGCCAGTTATTGGTAGGAGTGTATTGTTATGTTGTATGATGATGTGTTTCGTGTAACTAAAGCTTTTTTTAGTGTTGTTGATTGTGGTAACTGTAATAATCATGAGGATAAGATGGCTTGTGATTATTGTAGTAATCACTGTGAACATAATTTGTTATGGAATGTTGATGATAATCATGCACATTTATTTACAAAAGAAATTATTAAATTAGTGAAAGAGCATGAAACAGATATTTAAATTAGATGATGGTGGTAGAATAATTGTACACTTGAACAATGATGTAAAAAAAGAGTGTGTTAATCTACATCAAGCAATATTATATGCAAGAAGAAAGTGATTATATGAGTGATGGATATTATGAATATAGATTACATGAAATAAATGAAATATTAGACGGTGGAATAGAAGAGGCTAATCCTGAAATAGCAGAGTTACTACGAAAGGAAAGAAAACAGATACTTCACGAGTTAAGACATACTGAAAGTTTACCTACGGATATAATGTAGGTAATTATTATTAATTCTTTTTTTTAGATGCTTAGGAAAATCTTTTAAAAACTTTAAAGGAGACTAAGACATACATACGTTTATTAATATAGTGGGTTCAATTCCCACCCTAAGCAATAAGAGTACTCACATTTTAAACTTCAACGATGAGAAATATTTATTGTGTTATATTTATACAATTTATCCCTTTGTACTGTAGTTTTGAGTACTCACTACAAGAAGAAGGGAAAATTTATACTGGCATATTAATGAAGTGAAAATACGATAATTAAAAATCTAGTGGGGGATTAATATTCTCCACAACAACGCCAGTATTTATCATTTGAACCATACAACACTACTTATTGAAAAATATAAACACTAAAAAAAAAGTACAAAAATAAAAATGGTTGTTAGCTAGACAGTAGCAAATAACAACAACTGTTATTGGGGTGGTGCAACTCCACCAACAACCAACCCCCTTTCATTCTTATTTTTTTTTATCAAAATCATTAAACTATTCAATCAAACAAAGAAACACAACGAATAGTCCTTACTAAATATATATGACATCTATTACTTTAATAATTTACTTTAAGAGGTGGTAACAATCACACAAAGAACAGTAATAGGTCCAATATTAGTTCCAGAAACACCTGATTGTGACTACATGAATGGTGAAGAATTACTAAGCAATCAAAAGATAGATCTACTCAAAAAAAGTTTCAAAGACTACAATATCATAGATTATCAACACCAGTTCACAGATGAAAACAAACCATATTTTATGAAGAATATTGGTGAACCAGTAAGATTATGGTACAATGATGAACCTCTTTCATTTGAAGATGTAACAGGACAAACAGTAGAAGTACCAAGCAAAACATTATGGCTGGAAAGTAATATCACAGATGAACAGGTAATAAAAGAAATTGATAACCGTGAAATAGTTGCTTATAGTGTTACAGTTAGTGAAAAAAATGATGCAGAACAAGTGATGGATATTTACAACCGTATCAGTACAAAACATGTAAACAAAAGTGCAACCGATACAACAGTACTCAGACTAATCAATGAAAAGCTAAGTGGAAAAAGAACACTTATCAAAGATATTAAAGACCCAGTACTGTTAACAACAAGTGTTGTGAAATTTCCATGCGTTAACAAGGCCAAGTTTTGTAAAAATTCATTAAAACAAGCAGTAGAATCTGATGATACAAAGGTTAGTGAAAACATGACAGAAGAAAACAAAACTGATGCTAATAAAACATTCATTGAAACAGTACAAAATGCAGTTAATAAATATCGTAAAACAAGTACAAAAAAAGAGGAGGAAAAAGGTTTGAACACTGAAGAAATAAGTGATTTATTCGATAAGAAATTAGAAGCACTTAAATCAGAACTTAAAGAAGAAAACAAGGAAGAATTAATTTCTGCTCTTAAAGCAATTCTTGGTAGCGATGAAAGTAATCCTGAAAAACCATGGATAAAAGAAAGCAGAAACAAAGAAGGCGAACTTGTAAACGAAGAAGAAACTGTTGAAGAATCTGCAAACAAAGAAGAAACCGAAACCTCAACAGAAAATGTTGAAGAAGAAGTAGAAGAGGAAGAAGTAGAATCAACAGAAGAAACGGAAGAAGTAGAATCAACCGAAGAAGAAACAGTGGAAGAAACTGAAGAAGTAGAAGAACCTGCAAAGAAAAGTGGAAAAGGCGGAAAAGCATACAAACATGAAGCACCACTAAAAACAGCTGAACCATCAGCACAACAAAGCAGAAAAAATGCACAAATAAAACAAGGAGAAAAAAAGATGACAATCAAAAGACATGAAGATGATGTAATATATGATGCAATCAAAAACGGATTAAGTACCAAAGGATTAAACATGGAAGAAATAGACCTCACAGGAACAGGTCTAAGTAACGTATACCAAAACGAAGTATTCCTCTCCCTCATGAACAACAAGTATGCAACAGAAGTATACAAAGCAAGTTTCAGTGAAGAAAACACAAACAAAGCAATACTCAGTACAGCAGTATTCAGTACCTTTGTAACAAAACTGATCCAAGATGAACCAATCTTCATGGACTGTAACTATGAAACAGGACACCATGGAAAAGGATACATCTACGGAATAGGAAACGGAACCTATGACACAGAAGACGGACACTTACCTGAAAACTTCTACTTTGACAAAGATCCAGCAGACGATGAATTTGACATTGATGCAAGAGAAGTAAGATGTTACACACAAAGAAGAAAAGTAACCATAAGTGACAGACAAAGACTTGCAAATGTATATGGTGATGACCTTGTAAACAAAGTTTTAGAAGTCAGCCGTAAAAAATTATTCAGAGGGGTATATGCAGCTCGTGTTTGGTCTGACACCTCACTCGGAAATACTGTAGACATACAATACAGAAGACAAGACGGATTACTTAAACAAGCAGATCAACAATTAACAAGTGGTACTGACTTTGGCACAACCAAAGCAAGTGACATATTTGAATCCATGTACTATGCTCTTCCAGAAGAAGCACAAGTACCAAGTGATTATGTATTCTATGTACCTTCAAATGTTCACAGAGCATACAACAGTGAAATTAACAACAGAGCATATGACACTTACCTCCAAACAGTAGGCACAAACATTCCACTTACCTGGAATGATATACCAGTAAAAGTATCTCCTGCTCTTAACCGTGCTGACATGAAAGAATTAGCATACGGAGGGGACAGTGCTGTATTACTTACTGCACCAGAAAATACTAATTTATTTGTTGGTCGTGAAGCTGGTATTGAATTAAAACGAAATGCAGATACAAGCAGTGATACTTTCTATGAAACAATTGATACAGGTGTTGCATACTCTATCCCAGATTATGCTGTTGTTGGTAAGATTGCAAAAGCTGATTATGATGCACTTATTGAAACACCAACAACTAATGAAACACCAACAACTAACCCATAGAACCAGTTAATATAAATTGATTAAACATTATATTCTTTTTTCCTTTTTTTTATATTACATTAAGTAAAGTTTTAGCATTAAAAATTTTTTTGAATAGGTGGTGTATATTAAATGACATTAATTCCTTATTGTACTGTTGAAGATGTAAAAGATATTAGTAGAGTTACACATAAAAAGATAGGACTTGACAAAGAAACAGAATTTGACAAGCTAGATACAATATTAAACAAGTGGATACTAGAAGCAACTGCACTTATAAATGATTACACAAAAAATCCATTAACAGAAACCGAACAACAAGAAGAAGGCACTAAATATTATTTATACAAAAATGTTTCCAGTAGAATAGTTGCTAATATGTGTGTTCTTGCAGCAACCTATAAAAGTCATAGTGTTGTAAAAGTCAATGATTGGACTATACGAACAGTTCCAAGTGAAATATTTCCAACTAGTATGAAAGAAGAATTAAACAATTACAAAAGTGTTACAACTGACAGTAATAGTAGAAACTTTGGAATACTAACAGTTAAAGGAAGTGGCATATACGATGAAAATCGAAATAAAATTGGACAAACAATACGAACTAATGAAAGGACACCCTGAGCAAGTAACACACACTTTTCTTGATCTTAGTAGTGAACAATTAACAACAGACATTAAAAGGGAAACACCTGTTGATTATGGAAAATTAAGAGGCAGCTGGACTCCAAAACTAAGTAAGGACAAACTTGTTGTAAGTAATAGTAGAAACTATGCACTATTTGTAGAAAAAGGAACAGGTATATTTGCAAGTGGTGGCAGACATCGTATATTTCCAAAAAAAGCAAGAGCATTAAGAGCAACAATAGATGGTGAAGTAAGGTTCTTCACAAACAGTAGAGGACAACCTGCCAGACATATGGCAGAAAAAGGATTTATGACTTATAGGAAAAAAATACCGAACTTATTCAAACAAAGTATTGTAAAAACAGTTGGAGGAAAATAATTATGAGTGGATATTATGTTGACATGGTAACACCATTACAATTAATACCAGAAAAGTTTAGTGAATGGATAACCAGTGAAATATGTGAAGGGGGATTACTTGAAGAAATAGACAAATACTGTCAAACTTTCAGAACTGAAGGAAGTGTACTCAGTTATGAGATATGGGTAAAAAAAGAAGATTGGCAGATTGTACCAGAAAGTAGAACATTTTCCCGTGGAGATAGTAGAGCAACAATTGAATATCCTTTTACAGTTGCAATTATTGTTGATATGATTGATGAAGAAACAAGTGAAACAAAAGCTATACAACTTCAAGCAAAAACAATAATGAGCATACTAAAAAATTATACACCACACATATTCCCAACACTTGATGATGGTTACATTAATTATTTTACAATAACTGATGGTTACAATGATGGAAGTTTAGATGCAATAAACCGTGAAGATGATGTAATAATTAAAGGATTTAATATAAGTTTTAACATTGACATAAACTGGCTTGAATGTTATTATAAACATGAACAAGAAGTAGAAAACGGAGGTAACGATAATGGCTAATTATTTAGGATTAGTATTTAATACTGAAGGCAGTGCATATGGTAGTGATATGTTTGCACAGGGACATAGTCCACAGTATTTTATACAAACTAAGGAACATGAAGCAAATCTTAATCTTGCAGAAAGTGATGAAGATAGTCTTAGTACAGAAATTCCGAGAGGAGCTTATCCTGAACCTGAGGGTAGTGCAACTATGAGTGCTCACACAAAAGGAGCACCAACACTTATGTACAGTTTACTTGGAAATTATGTTTTCACGGAAGATGCTGTGGAAGTTACATTAAGTGATGGAACAAAAGTAGACCGAAACTTACATGAGTTTTGGATGGGAGAAAATAGTGAACTACCAGATTATTGCGGTTCTTTTACTTATGGGGATTTCATGAGAAAAACCATTTATGGTGGTGTTACTGATAGCTTGACTTGGACTGCTGGACTTGAAAAAACAGAAGTTGAACTTGGATTTGTTTACAGACATGAATTATCACAGAAGATTAATATTGAAAGTATAAGACAAAACTTTAATGTTTTACAAGCACTTCCACTTGTTGGATATGATTATGCTGCAAGTCTTACAATTCTTGAAAACAATAGTTTAGTTGCTAATTGTTTTAAAGAAGTTAGTATTGAAGTAAATAACAATCTTATTACTGGTGATGACATTAGATGTCTAGGTCAAAGAAAATATGGTATAAGACCATCAAGTGAAAGTAAAGAAATAGAAATAAGTCTTACAACCAAATTTGATAGAAGAAACTATGAAATTATTATGGCTGCAATGTATGGAAATGCAAATGTAGATAGTGATGGATGGTATGGATTAGAAGACTGTAAAACATTCACAGCTAAGTTTGAATTATATGCAAGTGCATGTACAGAAGAAGCAGAAGCTATAAGATTTATTTTCCCTTGTTGTTATGTAACTGTTGATAGTATTACAGCAGAAAACAACAATATTGAAGCAACGATTAAATTAAAACCTAATAACAGTAGAAAGGTTACTCTTAACAATGGGACTAAAATTAATACTCCTATGTATGTTAGAGTCCGTACAGAAGCAGATGAACTTGAATAAATTATACAACTTAATTAATTAACCACCAAATTTTTCTTTTTATTATTTTTTTTTATAAATCATAATCAAAAGTCTTAATGAATATTTTTTTTGTATTTTGTATTTAGGAAATAATAGATAATTAAAGAAAACAAAACATTATTGAGGTAATATATATGTCTTTTGAATCATTAAAACAATTAGCAACTGGAACAGCAGTAATAAAAATACAAGGTGTAGAAGAAACCGTGAACCTATTAACAGTAGGACAAAGAGAACATTATGAAAACTTATTAAATAGTGGAATGGGAACAGTACAGGCAAACATCGGAAGAGGAAGCGAACAAAAAGCAAACATGAACATTGAAAAAATGAACAAAGCACAACAAAAAGCAAACCACTACTTAATAGCACAATCATTAACAAAAGAAGATGGTACAAACATCACAGATGATGACATTGACGGATTATATCTTATATATCCAGAACTTGTAAAAGAATTGAAAAGAGTTAATGACATAATTGATGTTGATGATTCCACTGCACAAGAAATTCTTTCACAGAAAACAACCAACGATATAAAAAAGCAGTAGAATCACCAGAAGGTTCACACCTAGCAAGACTTGAATTTATTGGATACCATGTATTCAATGAAGACTATAAACAATTAACACCAGATCAGGCACTATTTATTGATTATGGTGTAATGAAAGTTTATAGTGATTTATTTGGTGGTGAAGATGTTGAAAAGCAGAGTAAAGGAATAAAACGGGGTAGAAGAAGAGTTAAACACTTCTAAAAATATACTCATGTTTATTCTTTTATTCTGCTTATTTTTTTTTGGTTTTTATAAAATAATTTATATTGGAGGTGTAAAATAAGATGGTAAGTACAGAAACACTTCAAGTAGTCATAAATGCAAAAGATATGCTAAGCAGTAAAGTAAAACAAGTAAATGAAGCAATAAGACAAACAGGAACAGTAGCAAATACTAGTGGAACAGTAGCAAGCAATGCAACAAACAGGATAGGACAAGCATATGACAGACTAAGAAGTAAAGTAAACAATGTGTTCAACAATATAAAAAACACGATAAAAAATAGTACACTGGGTACTGCTATCAATGAAAGTGGACTTGCAAGACCATTCCTTAATGCTGCAGAACAAATAAAGCAAAGATGGTCAAGCATGACAGAAACACTTAAAAGCAAATTAAAAGGATTAAGTGGTAGTGCAAATGCCAGTGGAGGATTCAATATAAGTGCAGCTGGACTTGCAACACTTAATGGTCAAGTTACTACAACAACTGGAAAAATCAGTACACTTGGTAACATGATCAACAAAATAGGAGGGTACAGTAGTACACTTGGAATTAAACTTAGTACAGCTTTTGCAACTGCACAAACAAAAGTAGAAGCATTTAAATCAAAACTTTCAACTGTTGGAAGTAAGATGCAAAGTGTAGTTGGAGGATTAAGTGGTGTTCAAAGTGCTATTATGAGTGCTTTCGGAGCAGTAGGTGTAACAAGTTTATCACAATTCACAATAGGTGCAGCAGTAGCAAGACAGAAACTTAATGCAGTTACAACTGGTATTACTGGAAGTGAAGCTGCTACAAAAAGATTGAATCAAGCAATTAGTGCTGCAACAAATGGTGGTATTGTTGGATTTACTAAGGTTGCACAGGCAGTTCAACAGATAGGTATTAAATATAATCTTACTAATCAACAGTTAGAAGCAACTGCACCAGTCCTTAATAAGATTGGTACTCTTGCAAGAGCTATGGGAAAAGATAGTGAAACCGCAGCAACAATTATGAGTAAAGCTTATGATGGACTTAATGGTAACTTCATGTTACTTCAAAGAAACTTAGGTATAACAAAACAACAATTACTGGATAATGGTTGGAGTGGTGCCTCAGATGATGTAGATGGATACACAATGGCTTTGAATAAAGTATTAGATACCAAACCAGAAATGCAAGAATATTTAAACAGTTATGAAGGTCAAATGGAAAGATTAAAACTTGCAGTTGGTGGAGTAGGTAGACAGATTGGAGAGGTTTTCTTACCAATACTTAATGCTTTACTTGGAGGTTTCTTAGAGTTACATCAGAAATGTCCATGGCTTACTACTGTTATTGTTGGATTGGGTGTTGCTATTCTTGGACTTGTTAGTATACTTAGTGTTCTTGCACCTATAATAATAATGGTGGCAGAACTTTGGACTGAGGAAGCTGCTGCTCAAATGTTAGCACTTGGACCTTATGTATTGATTGCTGCTGCGATCATTGCAGTGATTGCTATAATGTGGCACTTATACAATACTAATGAAAATGTTAGAAATGCAATTAATAAACTTGGGGACACGATAAGAGGAATACTTGTAACAGCATGGGAAAATCTTCAAAGGATTATTCAACCGATAATTCCAACATTCCAGCACTTGTTTGATGTTATTGGTAGGCTGTGTAATCAGTTATTATCATTCTTTGGAATTACTTCACAAACTGGTGAAGGATTTGATACTTGGACTGCAATAGCAAAAGTGTTAGGTGCAGTATTACAAGTCATTGTTCAACACATGGTTACAATGGCAGAAGTGGCACTGAGTATTCTTGTTCCAGCACTTAATTTCATTGTAAACGTAATTGCTAGTTTACTTAATTTCCTTACAAGTGTTGGTGAAGCATTAGCACTACTTATGCAAGGAGATATATTAGGTTTCCTTACAACTATTATGGAAGCACTTGATGTATTGTTAGTAAATATTATTACCAGTCTTGGTCAAATGTTACTAGAAATACTTAATAATCTTGGACTTGTTTTCGGTGTTTCAATAACAATGCTTTGGAACTGGATTGTTCAACTTGTAACTGGATTTGTAACTGGTGCAGTTCTAGCAGTAACTGGATTTATCAGTTGGATTAGTTCACTTCCTGGTCAATTCTGGACATGGCTTATGGATGCAATAAACCGAGTATTAGCTTGGAAAAATCAATTAGTAAGTAATTTCAGAACTGCTGCAACAAATGCTATAAATGGTTTCATAAGTTACATTCAAGGATTACCTGGAAAGTTCTGGACATGGCTTGTAAACACTTATAATAAAGTAAGTAGTTTTAAGAGTACACTTGTTCAGAAGATTAGTGATGCAGCTAGAAGTGTTGTTGATAATTTTAAAAATAAAATATCAAGTCTTCCAACTGTTATGTGGAATGAATTAATGAATATTAAGTACAAAATTCAGAATGCTGTTGGAAGTTTGGGTGCTGCTATTAGGAACTTAGGTTCTAACCTTTTAAGTCAATTCAAGAGTGCACTTGGTATCGCTTCACCTGGTCATATGAGTCATGCAATCGAGGATGAAATGGGTTACATTGGAGATAATATTACTAATTCATATAATACTCTTAGTAAGAAAGCTGCAAAACTTGGAAATAGTATTATGTCTGGTTTTAATAGTACAATGGGTTCACTTGATGCAAATGTTGGTGGTGGAAATATTGGTTATACTGTTTCACATGACATAAATGAACCTAGTCAAAGTAATCGTAATAAATTACTTGAAAAAATTGTTGATCTATTAGATAAATTGGACTTAAACAATAACAATATTAGTAATGTTGTCAGTGGTGATGCAAATGCTGTTAGAGTTGTTAATGATGGAAAAGTTACATTAAGATATGAACTTGACTTTATTAATGCACCAGCTGGTATGAGTAATAGTGATGTTGAAGAAATTGTTCGTAACATACTAAGTGAAAAAGAAACATTGAAACAATTAACCAACAACAGAGAATTCCAGGACTTAGATAAAAGAATGAAAGTTAAAATACTTTCAGAATTAAGCAGACACATATAATAAGGTGGTTATATTTTATGGAAGAAAAGGAAATAAGACCAACAAGTGCAAGAATAATAGGAAATGTACTACCAGCATATACGGAACTAATGAAAGAAACCAGTTACGAGGATTATCATGTAATAAGAGAATTTGGAACACCAATAAGTTACAAAGGAGTTACAAATAACAGTTTAAAACTATTCCTTGATAGTCATGATATAACATTTAATACAGATGTTATTGGTAACTGGTTATATGAAAAAATATATGCAAACAGTACATTAACAGATGCAGATAAAGTTGCACCAACTGTAAATAATAATGGTGTTGCAGATATGGGTGTTGCATACCTAACAGTATACAGAACACCCCTTTTTAATACAAGTGATACAACTATGAATGCTTGTACACTAAAAATAGTTTTAGAATATAATTATCAATATCAGAATGTTTTACTTGGTATTTTAAACAGTGCACATAACAATATTACAGGTTATGATAGAAAACTTAACGACATAATACATTACGATACAGGTGCAGTTCATACATTAGAATTCAAGTTTAGAAATGGTGTAGGATTTGTATTTGTTGATGGTGGCTGGATAGGACATAACATTAATCTAACTGGTAGTGTTGGTGATTGTGTAATAGGTTTTTATAATGCTGGAAGCGACAAAGCAGTAAAAATACATGACATACAATTAATAAAAGAAGTAACACTTGACCCAACACCACTTAACATAAGAAATACTAATTGTTGGAGCAGTGTTGTAAATCCAACAAGAGTTAATGACAGTAACAGTACTGATTTCAGTGTTACAAGTAATGGATTAAACATAGGTTGTTACTATTATTGTTATTGGGATAATTGGAATGTTCCACGAAATACAAACAAAAGAACATTCAAAGTACATATGACTAGTGGAACAAATTTTCAAGTTGGATTCATGTATGATGACAATGGAACACCAGTAGTAAAAGGATTTAATACATCATACGACCTTCCAGGTGCATCAAGTGTTTACGGGGAACATGAATTTATTTTTACAAGCAACAACAATTCAAAATGGACTGCAATGCTTGATGGAGAATATACACAAATGACTCCAAAAACATTTAATCAAAATACAGATAATCCGTTCTACTTCTATTTGTACAATTTTGATGCAAGTAATTCCTTTGTAGTTGATAGTATTGATGTAATTGATGGTTACTGTATATTATTGGATGGTGTTCCAACATATTATGATACTATCGTTGCAGATGAAAACAGTACAGATAACAACTGGGTTTTAACTAATTGGACTGGTGGAACAGGAACAAGAACAGTAAATAGTAATCATCAGTTAGAACTTGGTACAAATAAAAGAACATATTATAATCCATTTCCAGATGAAGATTTTGTTGCAGAATTAAATGTTGAACAAGTAGGAGGAAATAATGAACAAGTGATTAGTTTTTATAATGATGCTATTGGTAGAGTAACAATAGTATTAGGTGCAACAAGTACACAGATAAGAGTATTTGACACAGGAAACAACCGTATTGAAACATTTTACAAAGACCATTTTACAACCACAACAAACCGAACAAACACTATAAGATTCATAAGAAATGGTACAAAACTACATATCGAATACTACTCCATAAATGCTGAAAAATGGGTAAGATATACAAGAAACTATGGTACAAAGTGGAGCAATGCAGGAAGATTACTTGTTGGTACAAATACTGATTACAACGGTAACTGGAAAATCAACCAATTTGCTATATACACCAAGAAAAAATAATGAAGGGGGTGAATAACATATGATTATAAAAAAATATGCACAAACAATCAACATAAGAAGTGGAGTAACTTGTGGAAGTACAGATTACTTGTATAAATGTTGGAGTGACCTTGCAAATCTCAAAACAGCTAATGGTGTTGCATACTGTAACAAACCAACAAACACCAACCCATTAATAGCAGGAAGAAACGGTACATACAAACAACCAGCACCCTTAGAGTTTCATGATTGGAACATGGGATTAGATACAACATTAGTCATAGAAAAAGTAGTATTACACTATAAACATCAAACATTCATTAATAATGGTTATTATCCTGGTTTTGGTGGTGCAACAGTAACACTACTTGGAACAAATGCAAGCAGTAAAACAGGTATGAGTGTACCACATACATTGACAGAAGATACAATTACTTTTACTGGTGTTACAGTTAATCAACTTAATTCAAGTAATTTTGGTGTAAGATTTGCATATCCAGCTAATAGTGAAACAACACCTGGAAGAATAGAATTAAGTGATTTTTACATTGAAGTTCATACAAAAGAGGAACCAAACATTGTTGAACTAAAAAGTGTTTTCAACAAAAACCCAGTTACAAAAGGTGAAACTGTTGATATTACTTTTACTGCAAAGAAAACATCAAGCCCAGCATATAATCCAACCATTAAAATTGACTTACCATTTGGTCTCACAAACACCACAATAAGAAGTGGTAGTGGTGCAACAATAACCAACAAAACAAGCGAAGGAATAACATATGCACATATTGATTGGAATACAAACCTTGGAACTGGTGTAAACACAGCAACATTAACAATAAGAGCAACAGCAAGTGAAAGCAGTAACAAATTCACATACAGCAATCCTAACAGGATAAAACTATGTAGAATGTCAGAAGAAACACTTGGACTTCTATATGATAACAGCCTTACAATTAATGACCCACTTGTAACACTTTCATCTGATTTGTATTCTAATAAAGTTGCACTTTCACCAAATACAAACAACAAGTGCAATGTGAAGATTGTTACTGCTGACCCTGAACAAACAAGTAAAACATTACATATCTTCCTAAGACAACCAGGACAAATCACAAACACCACTGCAATAAATAATTTATCAAATGTTACAAATGTTGAACTATTAACCAACAATCATTATACAATAACATTTAATGATACAGGAAACACCACACTTAACATACCATTACAAATTAAGTATGCTGATGGTGGAGAATACAGAGCATACATGTATGTAACAAGAGGAAACGACACAGTACATACAGGAAATGTATTGGATATTAATTTTATTGTAAGAAGTTCAACACTTGGAAATCTTGGTTTCAGCAGATTACAAGTTCCAGACAGATGGACTGACAACATGGCAGATGGTATTAGGTACACTTTCGGAGTAATGGCAAAATACATACTTAGTAACAATCAGTATTCAATAACAAATTATAATAATAATCTCCGTATAGGTATTTTTAATGCAAATAGTAGTTTCTTAGCTAATGAAAATGATTTCATAGCAAATACAGTATGGAGTACAAGTATTGCAAAAAGCAGTAACAAAGAAATGACTGTTGAATTTGTATATGATAGTTCAAATCCATTATATCTTGTATATGCACAAAGTTATGCTGGAGACCCTGTTGCAAAGTATGTAACCTTTAATGCTTCAACACCATATATTGTTGAAACTGATTATTTTGCAGATACAGAAGGAATAGGTCTTGCACTTCAACCAGTTCATGCATTATTGGGAGGAAACACTTTTGCAAGAGCAGCATTTAGATCAACTATTCCAGAAACAAGTGCTGCTGCACTTAGTGCTTTTGCAGATGGTGGAATATTTGAACAAGATATTAGTCCTATTGGTATACAAGTCAAAATGGATTATGTAACAAATAAAACAGTAATGGTGAAATGTATACTGTTTGTTAATGAACAAAAACAAGGAAGTAGAGATTTAACACTTACCAAGGGGAGTGGAACAGTAAGCTTCGGAAACAGTTATGACCTATTCGGACTTAAACCAAAAGACCTTATTGGAAAATTATACAAATGGGAATTAAGAGTAGTAGCAAGTAACCCATATAGTAATGATGCAGTAATTGAATTAAACAATGTAAGAGCATTACTAAAATATGTGAAACGGTCATCATGTGGATATGGATTTAGCATTGATGGAGAACACAGCAAAAACTATGGAATTATACTAAACAAGGTTACACATAACAATGGAACCAATAATGAAATTACTAGTTATAAAGTAAGTGGAACAGACAGAACAATTATCAACAGGGAAAACATTGATAGTAAAGAAATAACACTTGAAATAACACTACCAGGATGTAATATTAAACAAAACTATTACCTTATTGATAGAATAGTTGAACTATTTACAAATGACAGAGAACTAAGAAGTAACAAACCAATACCGAAACGATTAGTATTAGACTATATTCCAGACAGAGAATTCAGATTTGTAAGAGTGCATGAATTTGATGATAGTGACAGTAAAGGTGCTAATTATCATGCAAAAATAAAACTAGAAATTCCAGATGGTACAACATTTGACATACAAAAGACAAGAACTGGTCCAACTGGTGCTGCACCAAGTACAATTGCATTAAGTCCAGAAGTTTATTATGTTTCACATACAGCAAGAGAAGCAGTAATAGAAGAAGAACAATTAAACCAATCATTTATGATTGATAGTAGTTTTATTAAAAATGGTAGTGTTATAATTATTGATACAGATAATAGAAATGTCCTTTGTGATGGAGTAGATATTACTGGTGAAGTAGATTTCAATAGTAATTGGTTTAAAATTAAAGGTGAATATCAATTCCATTCAAATACTGGAACAGTTACAAGTATTGAGTACAACCTTAGGAGGTAAAAGTGTATGAGTATTGATACAGCTAATATTATTATATTATCACCTGCTGAGGAAGTAGTGAGATGGCTTGATCCTGAGTTATGTGATATTGAAGAAGTTAATGAAAAAAATTCTTGTAGAAGAATTACATTCACTTATCCTTACGAAAATGAGGAAATTGTGGAAGAACAAGCATTATGGTATAATCAAGGAAATAAGATATATATTCCAGCAATTAGTGGGATTACTAGTTGTTTGTATGTTATTAATACTGATTATGAAATAGATTTCTGGAAGGATAATAAAGTCACAGTAACTGCTGAGGAGGTACTGGTTGAACTTAATTATGATGTGGTTAGTTTCCCTACCACATCAACAATTAACATTACAAAAAATAAGCTTGATGAATGGTTTGGTAGTTATTATGATATACTGGAACCAGACCCTCTTAAATCTAATCGTAAACAAGTTAGTCCAGAGGGTGTAATGACAAGAATGAGTTTATTAAGACTTGTTGAAGAACAAACCGAAAGAACCTTTATTACATCTTATTCTTATGAAGATGGTAAGATAAAAAGAAGTTTAAAACTAACAGATATTGATGGTGAAGACTATGAAGCAATAACAGAAGTATTAGACTTGAATTATAACTTGGAAAGTCTTGAATTTGTAAAAAGTGAAGAAAACACATATAATGCAATGGCTCCCATTCTTAATAATTCAAATGTTTTAAAGGTTTCAGAAATTGAAAGTAATAATGTTATAAGTAACCAAATTGTAGCAAAAGCCGAAAACACTACAAGTGATAAAACATATCCTGAATTACTTGATGAATGGCTTGCATACGAAGTAGCTGAAGGTCAAGAAATACCAATGATACTTCAAAAAAATGAAAATGGAGATATTGTAGAAACTGCAAGTTGGAGTGCACCTTTTACAAAACAAGCTGGGGAATTATTTATTAAGTATGAAGGAGTTACAAGAGCAAATTATAATTTTGTTGAAGCTTATAATGAAAAAAAAGCACCTTTCAAATATAAGATTGGTACTGTTACAACTAGTGAAACAATTGTTGAAGCTATTTATAATGATCTTGCCACTGCTCTATTGGGTAAGTTGCAACCAGATTTTGAATTGAAAATTGATGTAAAAGATATTCAGTTATTGTTAGGTATTAATAATCTTGGTTATTCTTTGCATGAAAAATTGTATGTGAAAGTTCCTAACTTTAATTATTATGTGCCTTGTAGGATAATTGAAACTACAAAAAATCTTCATAAACCAGGCGAAAACAAGATTAAAATAAGTACAGAAGTAGTTAGTATTAGTGAGTTGATTAATACTGAAATTATTAGTCATGATGTTATTATTAATACTAATGAAAATGATGTTAATGTTGGTGGAACACTTGTTGCAAACCAGGAAGCACTTCCAGACCAGTATGTAACACTTAGTATTAAACTTATGGAAGCTTTTGGTGAAGGTGCAACATATTCTGAACAAGGATATACAACATTTGACCCTTATAATGAAACTTACATCTTTGGAAAAGAACAAATAATTAACCTTGAAAAAGCTTTACGAAATGATTTGTTTAATGGTTTTGAAAAAACAGAGTTCAGATTAAGAGATGTGAAAGGATTAGTATATAGTGTCCCGTGGAGATGGTGTGAAAGTATTTATTATGCTTGGATTCAATTATATGCAGATAATGAATACAAAACAGATACAGCTTATTTTGAAGATACTATTAGTGTTCATTATTATGAAGATGCTTTGAATCTTGCAAGAAATTCAAATTATGAAGCAAGTAAGAAATATTATGTAAGTTGTTTTTATAATCAATTTTTAGCTTATGAACATGATTTTGAAGAAATAAATATACAATCACCAAATCCAGTATATCCAACCTTGTATGAAGATAATTCTGGTATTAATGAGTTATTAAGTACAATGTCGGCTATATTCTTCACCTTTACACCTCAAACAGATTTCCTCGAACCAAATTCTGAGAGTACATATAATGAAGTGTTTGCAAAATTAAGAGAACGAGGTTTTGACTGGGAAGCAGTACACCTAACAGCAGAAAACATTAAAAAAAGAGTTATTAGTAGGAACAGTATTGCTTTTTTCGTTGTACAGGTTAATCAACTGTTATTAAGATATTTTAATGATGAGGTTTATTTTGTTAATAACACTGGTGGTGACCATGTTTCTATTCTGATTACAAACTGGTATGATGATGGTGAGGATTTATATTTACAGTATTGTACAGACCTCAAACCATTTTCAACACCACTTTATGCACAATCAAATACAGGTTTAAGTGGATGGATTCCAGCTGATTTATTAATATCGGCAAATACATTCTTCTATAATTCTGGAACAAAAAATTTTGAATCTTCCAACTTACCTGTTCAGATTGGTCTCATGATGGTTCTAACGAATACTGAAAAGAACAAGGTAGCAGCAGAAGAAGTTGTACAAATGATTGTTCAAACAAAAGAATTTGACCCTACTGTGAAAACATACAAATTCTATATTGATGACATACGGAATGCAATAATTACTAATATGAATGCAAATCGTGGAAACAACTTTGAAACAATGAGTATGAACTCCACAGTAACTGGTAATGATAAAGAAAATTATAAAGGAATTAGTATGTGGTGGCTAAGAGCTGCAAGTTATGCTTACATGCACTATTTTAGAACACATACAGAGAAAAGTAACAACATGTTACTAGATATTGGACCAGATAGCAATGCAGAATTATACTACAAACACTTTGATACTTCAAGTAATGTTGGAACTTATGATTGGTTTAGTCCTTGTTACCCAGAAAAAAGTCAGAATAGATTAGGTTATATTTGTAGTACATTATTATTTAATCTTGGTTTCTGTTATAGTCCTTATGATTTCAGTAGTGATAAGAATTATGTTGATTTCACAGAGATTAGTAAAATAATTTTAGACAAAGCTGGAAGTTATGATGGAAAGAAATGTTTAAATGCTTTTATTGTTCCAGCTAATAGTACAAATATTAGTAAATACTTGAAAACAGTAAAATATGATAATTATATGCAAACAGTAATATTAACCTATGCAAAAAGCACAACCCTTGATGATACTGCAACAATAAATCAAACAAACTATCCTGTAATGTTATATAGTAAAGATGGAACTAATGTAAATTACATGAATATCTTAGCAAATGGAAACAGTCCAACAAATAGATATAATGTAAGTGTTACTGCAAGTGGAAATTATAATCCATATGGTACAACAAGTATTTCAAACATGGTCTCATGGATTAATACTGTAAGCAGTGAACTTGCAAGTGGTGATGGAAACAATATGCTTGTTATTAGTTGGAATACTAAAACAGAGTTGGAGGCACAGTAATGACAGTACAATATCCTAATAAACTAGATAAGAACAGACCTATCTATTTTGCTATTGATAACATATATGGTGGAACTGGAAGTCCAACAAGTGCCGACCTAAAAATCAAAAACAACATAGTAAACAGTCTAAAAGCACAGGGATTTACATTCAAATATGCAGAGATGGGACCAAATCACCTTTATCAAGCAATGAAAAAATGTTACGATAATGGTGAAACAAATGCAATTATATTCAGTGTTGCAAATGGTGTAGACCCTACAAACCTCAAAGAAGTAAGTTTCACAGGTTACGATAATAGAGGTACTACCACAAGAAAACGAGGAAATGAAATGGTATTTGCTTTCATGTGGGATGCCTGCGACTTTACTAGAAGTGATGGAAGCTGTTATGAAAAAATAAAACTAAGAAATCCAAGAACAGATGTTCCAACTGGTGGATACTTCTATAATCCTAAACAATTTTGTGATGAAAACAAGATTTGGGTAATTAATGTAAGTAGTAATCAACATAGAAATCCTGAAAGAGCTGATTACACTGGTGATAAAGTTGTAGCAGAATTTGCAAAACTTTTCACAGATAATCCATCTGAAACTATTGTTAATTCTGGTGAAGTAACAACAGAAACACCAACAAGTTCTGGAAAAACACTTGCAACAAGAACCATAAGTGAATCATATAGTACACCTTTTTATGAAAAAGTTTACAGACTTAAAACAGATAAGCAAGGTGTGTTCAGAGTAAAACCAACCCTTCCATATCGTGGAAGATACAAAGCAACAATGCGATATGGAGGAGATAAAACACATAATGGAACAAGTGTAAGTGTTAACATATATGACTATGATAAAAATGCTAAAATATTTGTTGAACAATTACTTGAACAAACAATTACTGACAAATATACAGATGGAACAGTTAATACTAGTACAACGGGAAGTATTGGAGATAATCAACATTATAAGAAAGTAGTAACAACACAAACCTATACAAACGGAACAGTAACCAATACAAGTACAATAACAGTTGATATGGACAAAGTAGTAAAAGAAAATGAAAATCCAATAAGTACAGATGTTGTAGTGGGTGCTGATACAACAGTTCCAGGAAGTACAGTTGTAACAGGAACACAAAGTCCATTCGATAGTAAAGTTCCAGTTCTTGCAACTGGTGTTCCACAGGTTCAAGCTATGAATCATGCTGGAAAACAATTTGTAATGGTACAACAAAGAACATACACATTAACTGAAAACCAATATCGTGGAGTATTCAAAAGAGACAGTCAAAGCATGCAACTTAATAATTATAAGGTTAGTAGGTATACTGCTTTTGAAAGTGAGGATACTGAAACATGGAATGTTGTAGAAAGAACTGTTTGGAATGCAGTAGAAGAAAGTGTATATTACTATATGGTTGGTAATCAAGGACCAGCATGGCCAGAAAGAATTATTGTTGATTTTGCAAACCATACAACAAAAATTGGTAGCACTACTATTAATTGGAAAGCTCCGAGTTGTATTTATCACTGGCTTTCAGATTATCAGAATTTTAGTGATAGTTGTGGAGATACAAGTGCTAGTGTTTGTTCACAAGTATTACACAACTATATTAGTGAACAAAAGTTTTCAAGAGAATATGGTCGAAGTGTTGCACCTAGTACAATTGTAAGTATGTTGAAAAGGTATAACATGGGTGGAACCCTTGTAAGTAGTAACAGAAGCACATCTCTTGAATGGCTTAAAGGTGGAAAACCTTTTGTATGGCACATGTACGGACATTATTTTGCATTTACTGATATTAGTGATGATGGTACTAAAATACTTGTTTGTAATAGTGCTTATGGTAGGGATGGAGTTCATTCTAATCATGATTGGGGATTAGAAAGTGGTTGGAGAGGTGCAACAAGTAATCAATACGGTAGTGGAGGCTATGGTCAGAGTGTTAAAGCTTACCTGAATTGGAGTATTAGTTTGGAAGAACAAAACAAACTAAATAATTTCTATGAAAGTATGGGTGGAGCATGGACCAGACCAGCAAACAAAACAAATGAAAGTTTAAGAAGACAATAAAACTGTGGTGGTGATAATTTGTATGATAAACTAAAAGAAGAATATGAGGAAACAAACAAGCAAATACAACACCTAGAAAAGAACATGGACTTATTAAATGAAAAAGGAGTACACATATATTATAAACTGATTGAAAAAAAAGAAATACTACAAAAAAAGATGAAAAACGAATATCCAATCATAGCAGTAGATTTTGATGGAGTATTAAACAAATATAAAGGATGGGAAGGTGAAAACAAACTTTCTGTTCCACAAAGTGGAGTAAAGTATTTTCTTGAAGAACTAAACAAAGACTATTCTGTAATCATATTCACAGTAAGAGATACAGATAAAGTCAAAGAATGGCTTATAAAGTATGAACTTGATAAATATGTACTTCATGTTACCGACATGAAACCAAAAGCAGTAGCATATATTGATGACAGAGCAATAAAATACAACGGTAACTATGGGGAAGTATTAAAAGAATTAGAACAATTTAAAACATGGTGGGAATAATGAATTGCACTAACATTAACATTAAAAAAGGTAGTACTGGAACAACAGTACAGGAATTACAAATAGCACTAAAAGACTTAGGATTTTATACTGCAAAAATAGATTCAAGTTTTGGATCATTAACAGATACTGCAGTAAAACAATTCCAAAAAAAATACAACTTAAAAATTGATGGAATCGTTGGACCAGTAACATGTAAAAAGATAAAATCATTAACAACATCTGTTCAACCTACCAGTTCCAAAAGTTATGCTAAAAATGGTGTATATTATAGCAGTCCTCACTGGACTAGCAAAGGTTGCAACAAATTAGGTCAATGTACGGGATATTACTGTGCTCCGCATAGTATAAGACAATGTAACAGTAAACAGGATATTGATAGTTTTAGCGAAGGTACTCTTGCAGGTTATGCTGGCACTACTACTCGTGGAACAAGTCATGGAGGTATTGAAACTGCTATTGCAAAGGTAGCAAAAAATACTGGTAAGAAGATTAGTGTTACTTGGAAAAACTTTTCTGACCTTGGAAGTACTGTTGATGAAAGGTTCAAAAAACTTGGTGAAATTATAAGCAAACAGAATACAGATGTAATAATTCATGTATTATACAGAAATCAGTATGGACATTATGAAACAATCAAACAGATTGATACTAATAAAAGGAATATAGTTGTTCTTAACAGTCTTGGTAGTAAGTGTAGTAGTCCTGCTTATTGTGGTTATTTGGAAACAAGAAGTTATAATACTATGAACAGTTATCTGAAAGGTATTAGTCAGAAAAGTATTTGTATAGTTACATATAGTTAAGGTGGAGGTATTTTTATGGAATTAAAAGACATACTTGAAAATATAAAAGAAACACATAATGATTTTGTATATGATGATGAATTGTTAGTAAATGTTGAAGAACTATTTGACAGAAAAAGATATGTTGAAAGTTTACAAGAAATCTGTAACCAACTATTCAACAAGTACGGATTTGATGATACCATACTTGAATTACAAGTATACATAAATCAATTAAGACATGACTATGACATAACAGATCCAAGAGAAATATTACACGTGGATAATGGGAAAGGATTTGTACAATAAATAAAGTATAGAAGATGACACTTAGTCCTATGATACTATGACACTTTGTCATTAGTGGAGGAAACTAAAATTAAAACAAAAAGGAGACTATCAATATTTATTTCTACTAAAAGTAATATTGGAATTATCCTACATCCATGATAATCCCATCAGTATTACTTTTAACCATAAAAAGTATGTCAAAAAGGTTGTATAAAAGTAAACACCAGTAAGTTAATACTATATATAAAGCTTATGAATTTTACTTTTATATACAAGGTAAATCATAACAATATAACATGATAACAAAACAAGAAAACATACTAAAAGAAATGAAAATGCTGTACAACTGGACAGATGGAACATACAAAACCTATACTTCTGCACTAACAAGCTATACAGAATACCACCATATGAACATGCAAGAATTAATCAACGAAGCAGAAATAGAAGAAGAAACAATAAACAAAACAAGCAAAAGAACAATAAAAAAAAGATTAATAAACTACAGATTGCACCTACAAGAAGAAAAACAATTCAGCAAAAACACAATCAAAATGTACCTGGCAATGATAAAAAAAATATACAGACACCATGACATACAAATACCAACACTACCACCAATCAAAGTAATCAACAATGAAACATTTGAAGACCTACCAACAACAGAAGAAATACAAAATGCAATACTACACAGTAGAACAAAGATGAAAGCATTAATCACATTCATAGCAAGCACTGGACTAAGACGTTCTGATGTAGCAAACCTGACAATAAATGATTTCATAGTAGCTACCATGAATTACCATGATGATACAGATGACATAATACGCATTATTGAACAACTGAGTAAGAAAAAGTTAATCATACCAACATGGAATATTACAGACATAAAAACAAGCATTACACACATATCGTTTAGTAGTCATGAAAGTAGCTTGTACATAGTACAAATGTTACGTGAAAGAATAATGAAAGAAACATTGACACCAGAAGATAAACTGTTTGGTATCAAAGCAGATACAATCAGTAAAAACTTCAGGTCACTTAACACTAAACTAGGCATGGGTTGGAAAGAACATAGAAGACATTTTCATCCTCATGCACTTAGAAAGTTTTTTGCTACAACATTAACAAGTAATGATATGGATTTGCTTAGTACTGAATTTCTACTGGGGCATAGTCTTAGTAGTAGTAAGAGTAGTTATTATTTTGCTAATCCTGAGAAGTTACTGAATAAGTATGTTAGGGTAGTGGATAAGTTGACATTTACTATGGAGGTATCTATTGTTGATGTTACTAGTAGGGAGAAACGTGAGCTTCAGGAGCTTAGACAATATAAAATGGAGAGTAATGAGAGAATAAGAAAACTTGAAGAATGGATAAATTTAATACCAGACAATTAAAAAAACATATAATACCCCCCACAATAATTAAAAACTTTTTATTGGGAGGACTAAGCATATGGATATTAAAGAATTATTGAATGAAATTAAAAATGATAAGAAAAAACTAGTGGGAAGCTGTTGTTTACTAATTGTAATCCTTGCAATGATAGCAGGATTCACATCACCAGATGGTGGAACAAGCAAACAATATGAAACACAAACCACAACAGAAAACCTATTCAATCAAAGCACAGTTATAAGTACTAGTCAATGGGATTATACTCCGGACGGTTTTTCACTTATTGATAAGGAAGCTTACGGTTCATGTGAAGGTGTAGATAGTAATGGTGTTAGTCATACTTATTTCTTCACGGATCCTCAGATGGCTGCTCTTGGTAATATTAGTGATTATTCTTTTGGTTTTGATAATCTTCATGTGATTGCTGAGAATCGTAGTGGACATCTTATTGTTACTCATATTTTTTATCAGAATGGTAGTGAAGTGAGTTGTGATTGGAATGTTTACGATTTTAAGGCTTATGCTAAGGTTGCTGGTGCTAATAATCCTAATTGTGTTAGTGGTTTTGGTTATAGTGCTAGTGAGTTGAATGTTGAATAAATTTTTTTTCTATTTTTTTTCTTTTTTTTGTGGTGTACAATTTTTTTACAGTTGCAGTTTATGTCTTTTATACTTGGGGGGTTGTGATAAGTACTCTCATGGGTTTTGTGAAGTAATTTTAGTATAAATATAATTTTTTACAAAAAGATTAACTGTACAAAAAATGTACATTTTGGATTTATAATTGTTAATAAAAAAAAAGAGAAAGAATAAAGAAAAGATGGATGATATTATAATAAAAAAAAATAGCACACAATACCCCCCATGCTTAAAGAGTATCATGTGCTATTTTTTATGATAACAAACGCAAGAATTGTATACTAAAAGAAAATACAAAAATATAATACTTCTTCTTTTCTTAACAAATTGAAAAAAAGTTAGTAAAATTAGTATTCCTTTGTAAGCATATTATTCTTACAATTAATATGTTTGTACTTTCAAAGCATATTAAACTTTACTATTTTTTTTTAATCATGGATAATATGTGGATCCATAAAATTATTCTTCTAATAATAATTAACAGTTTTTTTATCCAATTGTTTAGTCATTAATCAAAGGTGAATAATATATGAAACCAATAAAAAAAGGTAACAAAGCAACATCAGATGGAGTAATATTAACAAAAAAGGAATATGAAGAATATAAAAAATTAATAGAATTGTTAGAAGTGTTTAAAACATATAAGAAAGATTATAATCGGACTTATAAATCATATTATATGTAAACCTTTATATACTATGAGCATAATATATTATATTATGTGCTAAGTAATTAGCACATAAAAGGAGGATGAGCATGAAGTTACTTGAAAAAAGTACAACCGTTAGACAAAGGTCTAGCAAACAACCTCAAGCATTAATCCTCAACATACCTGCAGCAGTCAGGGATATTATGGAATTTGAGCATGGAACATCAATAAAAATTGAGGTATGCTTAGATGAAAATAATAAGAAATTTGTTAAAATTAGCAAAGAAGATTAATGACTTAAAAGGATTAAAACGTGCTACAAGTTACCTAAGCGTGAGAAACTGAAAGTAACAAGTAACACCACAAAGAGTAATAATCCTTAGTAATTACAATTAGTAATCACTAGTTACTATTTCTAACTATGATTACTAATATAAATTACTATTTTTATTACTTTTATATCAATCCTTTTAAATCCTCTTAATCTATTTTTTAACTTCTAGGAGGATACAATGACAAAAGAAACTTATTATGATATTCCTATCGGATTGAAAATAAGTGAAGAACAAAAAAAGAAAATTGATTCATCTGGATTAAAAACAAGTGAATTTGTGAGGAATGCTATTGATTTTTTTACTGAAACTCGGTTAAATGCAACAAGCAATATTAAAATCAATGTTATTGATGAATGTATCACAGAATTAAACAATTTGAAAGAAAGTGTTAAAATTAACCAATATTCCAAATTTAACAATTCTGTTAAAAATGTTAAATCGTTAAACAATTTTGAGGAAAATGTTAAACAAAATGAGGGTTTAGTATATAAAGAAAATGAAGCGAATGAACCTGAAAAAAAAGTGTTAAACAATTCTGAAACTGAAAAATTTAACAATGATGAAGAAAATGTTAAATCACTTGATTTTGAAGAATGGTTAAAAAAGGATTATTCCCTAGTACAAACAATCAGTAACTTAATTAACATTCATGGAACTGTAGAACCTAAAAAAATTGTATTTTTAGCTTCTAAACATGATTTAAGTACCAGAGAATTACGAACCTTTATTGACACAAACTATGATGAATTAAGGAATATGCAAGTTAAACGTTTTTAATTACTGGGATTTAACAAAAAGTGTTAAATTGTTAAACTGAAACGCCTATAGTCCGTATATATTATTATAATAATTATATTATTATTTTATTATTATTATTATTATTAGTCAATATGATATATACGAAAAACGATACAAAACAAAAAAAGAAATTAAAAAGGAAATGATAATTATGCTAAAAAAAGAAGAAAACCAAAAAACCATAACCCAAGTCGAAAACATGATAACAACAATCAACACCATACTCAACAAAAGCATCGCAGAAAGCGACACAAACAACGACCTCGACAAAATACAACTACGAAAAATAAGAGACGAAAACATCAACACCTACATACTCATACAAAAACTAAGGATGGTAGATCTCATATGAAATACATTATAAACGACATCAGAGAACCCATCAACATGGGAAGTGTAGCAACCTATATTGGAGTACTAACAGCATTTATAACAACAGTATACATGGTGGTAATATGAACATACAAGCAATGTTAGGTGAAATGGAGATAAGTCCTGAAGCATTATCAATATTAGATAATGTGGTAACCACTTACACACAAAAACTAACAAAAGAAGTTTTAAACGTGGAACGATTTACACAAAACACAAAAAAAGCAACACATATCAGTAGTGCCACTAACGTGGACCTTGTAGTAAAACATAACAATACAGATTTAATCATAGAAACAAGAGAACAATACTTTCAAGGTGGTATGAAATATGGATTTACTGAAAGCTTATGATGACCTGGAAGAAAAGTTACCTGGATTAACAAGAGTAGTTGTGGAAGGATTCAATGAATATGTTAAGAATAGTACACCAGACGAATATTATAATTTGATTGATGAATACATTGACAGTTTACACTACAGTATAAGAACAAAAAGAGTGTACAAAACAAAGCTAAGAAGATTTATAGAAACAATAACAGAATGAGGGTGATTAGGTATGACTGATGTAATAAAGTTATTAGATGTAGCAGACCAGGAAGTTTATACCAGTATGGTAGAGTTAGAGTATGATAGTATAGCAGATAATATTCCTAAACAGGTCAAGTATAGAATTGCAGAATTAAATGCAACTAATATCTTACTTGTTGAAACTGAGGATGAACATAGTAAACTTAAAACTGAACTGGAATTTGAACAGTTAAAACTCAGGAACAGTGAAGACTATGAGTTAAAGTATAAGACTTTGAAACAAAGAGAAGAACAATCCAAAATAGCAACAAAGAATCTACATGAACCAGTAAGAAAACTTGAAAGAAAACAACACATACTAAAATCCAACAAGCAAGGATTAGAATACGAACTAAAATTCCTTTTAAGTGGTGAATAATATGACTAATGTAATAGAATTTGATAAAAGATTATACTCAGATTTGTACCACGTAATCCTAATGCTACAGGAAACAGTAATATGTCCAGTACCACTAAAAGAAATCCTATACTACACCAAGCAAAAAGGAAAACAACATGACAGAGCATACAAGTACAAAGACATACAAGACCACCTGGTACACATGGAAAATCAAAGACTGGTAAGAAGAACAAATGACGGTTATGAGGTGAATTAAGTATGAGTGAAGTAATTGAAAGGATAATAATACAGTTACAAGAGGAAATCAAACAACTAAAAACTGAAAACAATAACCTCAACGAAAAACTTGAAGAGTATACTAACAAGTTCAGCACCTACACAAAGGAACAGGCATGTTTACTATTCAAGATACAGGAAGTTAAGAAGATAATCCTTGACAGTAACATTAGCAAAAGTGGAAGAAACGACTTCAACGATTATGATTACTATGAGTTAGAGGACATTAACAAACCAATCTGTGATGCATTGGTAGATAAAGGTTTATCAAGTTTATTCAGTTTCAGAAATGAATACGGTTATCTTCAAATCATTGACAAGGAAACTGGTGCCTGGATCCAATGGAGTACACCACTTAAGAAAAGTGAAAGATACATGGCACAGTTCAGCACAAAAAGTGGTAAGAAAGGTGATGTGGGTGACATCATGAAAGATGAACAAGCACTCCAAACATATGCAAGAAGGGCATTATACCTTCAAGCATTGGAGATAGCTGAACCTAACAGTATTGAACAGGAAGGCAATAAAACATCTAAAAAGAATACACCTAAAAGCAGTAAGAACAATGACACATTCATAATCCCCGAAGATACTGACATTGTAACAAAAGAAATACTTGAACAAATACAGAAAGACTTTGGAAACAACGTACCCTACACAAAAAAGACAATCCAAAACAAACTAAAAAGCATGAAAGACCATAAGAAAATTGATGAAAAAATGTACACAAAAGCAATGCAAACAATACAGAGGTGAACAGTCATGTTAATACAAAACATGACAAAACTAAAAACTTGCAAATGGTGTGGAAGAACATTCAGAGTACCAAAAACAAGAGAATTCAACGCAACCAAATACTGTTGCATCAAATGCTCATACTATGCATACCTTGAAAAACATTTGGATGCACAGAAAGAATACATGAAACGATACGATGACATATTCAAAGAAGCAGACCTACCAAGCAGGTTAGGAACCAAGGGATTAGGACAGCACCGTGAAGAAGACTTTGACAAAGAACTAAAAAAAATAAGGTCAGAAATGAAAAAGATGGGATTAAGATGAAGAGGAATAAAAGATTAAACGAAAAAAGAATCGAACTAACAGAATTAGACACAATACCAGAAAACAGGAAAAGAATATTCAAAATAAGCTACACTGAAAGAGGTGGAGTAATAAGATACGAAAAAATATTCCAAAGAAAAAGGTATGTGAGACAATTATTAGATAATCCAAACATTGAAAAAATCAAACTATACATAGGAGATGTAGTGTATGAACAACCAGAAGTACAATAGCAGAGTATGGGAAGTAGCTACACTAATCAAACTTGTAGCAACAGAAAACATACAAGCAATATGTGGAGTAGCAGATACACTCTGTAAACATTATGAACCTGAAGACTTAGACATGGTAGATGACCATGTAATCTATGAATGTTACTGTAAAAGAGGAGGATTAATATGAGCTTAATAAAAACATTACTGGGAAAAAACATATGGAACGGACCAGCACTTGCACAGATTGAACAAGAAAACAATGAACAGTTAATAATGTTACATGAAGCTCTATTAGAAGTATTAGGGTATGATGTGAATGATGAAGTACTCAAAACATTAGCATTAAAACGTATGCTTGAATGTTATAATACTCTGGAAATTGTGAACATACTCAAACATTTCAAACAACTCAAACAGGGGGATAACTGATGAACAAAGAATATGTGAAACAGGAAATGGAAATGTACAAAAACCTTGTAGGAATGGAAAAAACAAGAAAAAAATTAGTTAAACATGCCAAACTGGAAGAAGCAATGAAAACTGGTGAAAGATTCCAACAAATAACAGAGGAAGACAAGAAAATAATACTACAATCATTAGACAAAATGTATGAATACTTTGGTAAAATCAGTAGCAATGCCTTATCATGTCAAGCAGAATTAGTGTACATTACCAAGGACTTCCAAAACAATTTAAGAGAGGTTGATGATGAATCCTAAAGAAGCAGAGAAAAAAGTAGAAATATACACTTTCTACTTAACTCTTGGATTAATAGCAGTATTTGTAGTGGTAATTTTAATGTTAGTGTTACAGTTCCTGGTAAACGTGTTAGTAGCAATAAGTATGGGGGGATAAGGAAGATGTTAGTTCCAATAATAGATAATAACCTGAGGATAATAGGTACGGTAGAATTTGAAGATAACCTCACATTATCTCATGTTCCTGATTACGTTAACATGAATGGGTACATGGGATTAAAAAGATTAGATGATAGTTATGAAACACATAGTGGAGAATTGTGTTTAATGTTTTATGATCCAAAAAATCCTAAGACAAGTTATGCTGAAATTGTTAGTGAACGTGAAGCTTATAAGTACTGTCTTAACAGGGGTAAACTGGAGTTAGCAAGTAAGTTAGACTTAAAATTTATAGATGGAGTTGAAGTAGTATGAAGTTATTAATGAACGTGATGAAAAAAGGAAGTTTGACAATATCCAAGATAGAAGGATACGAAACAGTATGGACTGCAAAATTCCTATTATGTGGTACAGAAGATAAAACAGTATATTTCCAAGAAACAACAATAACACATCCTACATATGGGTTACGATTCAAAATAGGAGATAATACACTACAACTGGATAGATGGAGTAAAGAAGTAAGAAACAGTAATGTCATTGAATCAACTGGTGAATGTGAAGAAATATCAGTAGCATTAGTGAAAGATAACCTTGATTGGATTATCAGAAGTTTATGTAATAATACTAAGACTTCTGAGTATAATTGTATATATGGTGGGTACAGTAAAGGTTGTTATGAATTACATTTAGAAATAGAATAATCAACATATACCTATTACCTTCCTTTTTTTATAACTATTCAATACATTGATTTTGTCAAACAGTATTATAGAATACGGAGATGATATAGTGGCAAACTTCAAACAATGGAACAAACTAATACGAACATTAACCTACAAACATAACACATTCAATGTATTCAAAGATTATCTTGACATCATCATAGACCAATGGACAATACCAAACCAGGAAACACAATACAAAACACCAGAAAAATACACGGAAAAAGAATATCAAATATTCATGCAACTCTTTGAGGAACAGTTACATATAATGCAGGAAGAACTGGAAAAGAAAGATTACTACGATTTTCTAGGGGAATGGTGGGAAAGTGATCAGAATCTTACAAACAAGGATACTGAACAATACTTCACACCACATGATGTTACACTCTTAATGTGTGAGTTACTTAATCTTGAAGAAATGGGTGATAAAATTGGTACTATGCATGATTGTTGTTGTGGTAGTGGCCGTTTTGCTCTTGCATATCATAAGTATAGACCAAATGACTGGTTTTTCCTTGTTGATGTAGATGAAGTTGCTATTAAGATGACTTTGGTTAATATGTTGCTTCATGGTATGCGTGGAGTGGTTTGTTGGGGTAATGCTCTTACTCGTAAGTGTTTTCAGTGTTGGGTTGTTAGTCCATCATTACTGGAGTATGGTGGTTTACCTTATATAGTGCCAATGGGTGAGAATATAGGTGAAGCATTATCTTACCTTCCAAGGGAAAATGTTACTACAGCACCAACAAACCCATTAATTGAAGAGGAAATTAACAGTATAAATAGTGATAAAAAAATAGGTGGATTAGATGCATGGCTATAAAAAAGGAAGTGAAAGAATGACTGAAGAGAAGATATGTAAGACTTGCAAACATTTATTAACAGTCACAAGTACAAGCAATGATGTATGGTTTGAATGTTTCCTCGCACACCATGAATGTGCAAGTGTAGACCTTACAGACACTTGTAAAGTATGGAAACCAGTAGTGGAGGATGAAATGGTGAAAGAAATGAGATATAGTTCCATCGATGAACGAAACCTAAAAGGTTCGGAACTACTATGTGAAGACAACTACAAAGGATATACATTCTACATCATATCTCATAGGACTCATCCTTGTGCATACATACTACTTGATGGATATAGTCCATTCTTCAGGAGAAGATGGGATGAACTGGGGCATATTAATTGTCATGGTCAAATAACTTATTCGGAGGACTATCTTGGAGTAGATCCAGAGATTATTCCTCATTCTGATGATTGTTGGATTATCGGTTGGGATTATTGTCATAGTGGTGATAGGTATGGTGTTCATGATACTGGAAAATCATGGACTACTCAGGAAATATATGAAGAATGTCTTGATGTGATAGAGGAGATTATATCCAAGAGTTAAGGAAGTGAAAGAATGAATGAAAAAACATTACTAACAACAGAATGGAGACAAAATGTAATACCTCCATTAATCATATTATTAGAACATAACGGAGCAACAAGTGGAGTAATAATAGATGTACTAACAAGAGAAGTGTACTGCCAACAAGTAGATGTAAGACTATTACTCGCAAGCTTAGTAGAAGAAGGAGTACTAAATGCAGAAGATGGAATTTACAGATTAAACCACAACAAAGAAAACGATAAACTATTCCAAGAATGCTTATCTTACAAGGAGTAAAGATACAATGATACCTGAGGGATTTATATTATCTGATATTGCGATGGCTGTAATGATTGTTTTGTTTTTTGGAGGTATTACATTGTGTGTACTTTCTATGTGTATTGAACAAGTGCTTGATGTTATAATAAGAGTGAAAAGAGAATTATTGGAAGATGAGGATAATGAGTTTTGAAGATAAGTAGTATCTGAGGGATATAATGTTACTTGTAATAATAATTGGATGTATAAATATAATAATCTTGTTTGTACTATTATTTATTAAGTTATATGATGATATTTCTAATCCTTGTTTGAGTTGTAAGTATAAACATAATAAATTTCATCAGTGCAATTATTGTTTATTATATGACCATTATGAAAGAAAAAAATTATTATGGTGGAGGAACTGATAATTATGAACCTTGATAAATTAAGAAAAAAATTACAGAATAACATACATCACAAAAACGAATGGAACAAAATACCAGCAATAACAGAGTATGCACCAGGAAGTAATAAATTTCCTAAAAAATGTTTAGATTGGATTTATAATGATAATGAAATTCATGTTGAAAGTGTTGATTATAACCTTATTAGGTTAATAAAAGATGTGATAGAAATGTACCTTGAAGAAACAGAAAAAAAGGAGTAAACAAAAAATGCACAGTTGTAGAACTTGTTGGTTCAATATTACGGATTATGATGAAAGAGACAGAGCATATCATTACTGTCACTTAACAATGGAAACACTAATAGAAGACAAAGAAGAATGCAAAGATTACAAACCAAATAATAGAGAAGAATACATTGAAAGACAGTTCAAACGAATAATGGAAAACTTATCTACAGCAGAATGGATAGTAGAACATTGGCTTGAAACAATCAACGATAAAGAATATGAGGAACTGTATGCATTAATAAGTGATAGTAGAAACAGACTGGAAGGAATAAAACACTACCAAAAGGAATGAATGATAATGAAAGATAGGTATGTTCCCATCTATGATAGTGGTGATTGGATACTTGACACTAAAACAGGTGAATATTTACACCTTGAAGAAGCATGTACACGATTAAACGAAGTAACAGAAGACTGTACAAAAATGGCACAAGCATACAATGACTTCATACAAATGATAAATGATGCAACACAATTAATGAACAGGAGAACATTAAAATGACACTAAATCTAAGTTTAATCGATGATAACAAACTACGAAAAGAATTAGAAGACATAATATGTAATTGTGATGATTGCGACATAAAAGGATACTGTGACTGTGATTATCCTTGTATATTCAGATTAACTGAAGACAAAATATCTGACATAATACTAAAGAGTAGAGTAACTTTAAGTGTTGAGTCAGATGGTGAAAAAGTGACTTTTTGAATTCAATAAATGTTGAAGAACGTGTAACTGTTGTAAAAGAAAGGAAGTGTTACAATGAAAGAAATGATATATAGTTCCCTCGATGTAAGAAACATAAAAGGTTCAGAACTACTATGGAAAGACAACTACAAAGGATATACATTCTACATTATATCATATCGCACCCATCCTTGTGCGTACATACTACTCGATACATATAGTCCATTCTTCAGGAGAACATGGAAAGAACTGATGAATATTAATTGTCATGGTCAAATAACCTACTCTGAGAATTATCTTGGAGTAAATCCACAAATTATTCCTCATTCTGATGATCATTGGATTATTGGTTGGGATTATTGTCATAGTGGTGATAGGTATGGTGTTAATGATACTGGAAAATCATGGACGGTTCAGGAAATATATGAAGAGTGTCTTGATGTGATAGAGGATATTATCTCTAAGAGTTGAGGTGGTGAAATTGTATGAAATTATATTACTACTCCCTCCCGTAATATGTGTAGTAACATTAATGTACTGCAAGAGAGAAATAATGAAATACAAAAACCCCTCAATAGTACAACAACAAATGAAAGAAAAAATATGGAGTGAAATGATAATGAATACTGAAGATAAAATACTGAAACAATTAGAAGAACTAAACAAAAAACAACAACTAACAAACGAGTTACTACTGGCTCAGTACCATATACTACAAGAACACATATTCCGACAGAATTCACCAGTAGCTCTACTCTCTGAAGAAGTAGATGATTACTTCACAGAAAATATACTCAAAGATTCTACAAACAAGAAATTAGATGAAGCAATAGGAGGATTATTCAAAGACATCCCTGAATGTTCACAATGTGGGTATCGTAGGTTCATGATTCCATTCGAGTTGGCGGAGGGAAGAACTACATGGACTTGTAGACATTGTGGGGAAGATACAACAGTTGAAGAAGATTTCAACGAATATTTTAACAGGCGTCAACAACGAAGAAAAGAGGCTACAAGGAAATGACTGTATCTGAAGAAGATAAAAATTATTACTCTGAATTATTAGAAGACATTTGTCATGAATGTCACGACTGCAAACACTTATACCTTGATTATGAGTATTATGAAAACTTAAATGATGAATTCCCATTTTTTGAATGTTTTAAAGACCAACTGGTTCATATTGATGAAGATAATCCAAGACCACCTTGTAAATACAAAGAGGAGGCAACAAGGAAATGAAAAAGGAAACAGACTCTGAAGAAAAATTTCTAATCAATTGGATAACTGATGAAGAAATACATTTTACAAACAATAAAAAAATCACATTTTCACATAGTCAATGTTGCTGTGAATACAATTATGCAGACTTCAAACAAATAGACAATATAGCATTGGAGTATGAATTCACAGAACCATTGAAATTTGAAATTGTAGAAAACTATGGATTCAGGTTTGGTAACACGGGAAAAATGGTAAGTGTTCCTTGCTATAGTGAACAGAACGGATACTATGATGACACAGTAGACATTTACTATGATGAAAAATGTGTACTTTTTAATTGTGATACGTATTTGAGAGAATATTAATAAGATGTGGGATGAGAAGATACAATGAAAAATATTAACATTGTAATTGATTATGAATATGCTGATAAAAGGATACAAGCATTGAAAAAAACCAAAAAATTAATAGATAAAGAAATAAATGATTTCATAAAAGAATGTGAAACACCACCACCAATATGTGGATATGGAGTTAGTGAGAAAATTCGTAAACTCTTTGAAGATTAAAAAAAAGGTAGGTAATATTTCTGAAGGAAAACGGTGATTAAATTGAAATGGGAGGATTTATTTCAAAAATACTTTAACATCACAGATGAACACATATACAGTAACGGTGAAATAAGTACAGAATACACAGTAAAAAATAATAAACCAATCAATATTAAAGCCCATATTTATGAGAAATGTTTAGATATTAATAGGGATTTTGAATTAAATGGTGTGGAGTTTATAGAACATTTAAGAGATGATTCCAGTACTCCAATTCATTTTATTAATATTAAATGTAATAATAGTGATGATGTCTTTTTTGAGATTCATGGTGATGAAGTATTTAATGATTATTCTTTATCTGTTTCTGATTGGTGAAAAAAAATAATTTTATGAAGCATGGAGATGGAGTATGATAATTTACAAGGATA